ATCACCAAAGTCTCTTACACCAGTTACATAGTCTTTTAACCCACCACCTAGTGTACTTGCTATATCTGACCTTCTGGATGACCGCGTTAATGCGTTACGATAATCCCTATCAGCAACGGATTGACCCACATTGGCTGCCTGTGCGCTTGCGTTCAATTTACTCTCTTCATTCATCTGAGCTATTTGTTTTGCCATCCTTGCTGCTGCCAATGTTGTTTGCCCTCCTTCTTGAAGTAACTGCTGGGCTAGTACACCACTGTTTTCCATACCTGACTGAACAGCGTTGCCTCTTAAAGCGTTTCTAGTATTAAGTGATGATTGTTGTAGGTCTGCACTAATCTCATTTTTAACATCCTGACCATACAAACCTTCTTTAGATACATTCCTTAATTTGTTTAAATATGCAGTTGTATCATTACTAGTTGTTTCTTGTGGAGCCTTGCTGAATAATGAATTAACCCCTTTAAATAAACCTGGTGCAGCCATTGATAATCCATAAGTGTATGGATTCATGCTTGTCGCTCCACTTGCTAATTTTAAAGCAATATCCTTTAATGCCATTATACTATCCTACCTTTGTTCCAGTGAACTTGAAAAAATTACCCTCATCATCTTTAAAATAGATTCTTGACTCATCACTAGTTGGTGATGATGGACCTTCTTGACCTTTTTTTAATGTTGTGAATACGAATTCACCAGATGATATATCAGATGCACGAACCAAACCCTTAACAATTCTAGTCCTCACACCACGCTTTTTGACGTTATTTGATAGTTGTGATACATTCTTATCCACATTTTTATTTGCAAATTTTATTCTACTCATCTGTTTCTATTTCTACCTTGTTAATTTTAACTGCTGCACTTGTTGTTGCAGATATTTTTAATGCCAACGATGAAGCCCTAATACCAGAAGGACGTATGCTTACTAAGTAATCCTTAGAAGAGTTATTGGCTGAGAAAGTCAAAGTACTTCTTACCGTGGTCATATCGCCATCCGAATACAACTTACAGGTCAATGCTGCAGATGATTCATAATTTAAATTGAGTCTCCTAACGATGGCATTCTTATCCATTTTTGTAATGTTCTTGAATCCTGTTTGATATACAATATCCATACTTTCGCTAGAACTAGATTGATGCAATGAATATATTGTTGAGTTTACTGCATCACCAGAGTTGTCAGGAGCTTGATGATAAAAACCAAATACGTCTAAAGAATCATCTATACTGTAAAACTTGGCAGGTACAGTACCAAACTTTAAAGTAGACCAACCATTTGATATAAGGTCGTATGCGTATATTGTATCTGTAGTACTTCCAAAACTGCACAAGAGTCTATTTCTTTTTACGTCATACATTAACCTACTCTGAGAGAGGTTTGATGCAGATTGATATACGTCTTTAATAGGCTCGGATATTGGAGTAAATCTAAAATCTGGAGTTATTTGATATACAGCATCATGAGAACAAAAGAATAGATTATCTTTAATATTTACCACTGCCTTAGAAGCTATACAGCCAATATGGCTATTCGACTCCATTAACTGCCAACTAGATGGGTCACCAACAGAATTCACATCCAATCTAAATGTACCCCTTGACATAAATACAACGAGAGAATCCAATAACTTATTAAGTGCCATCATCGTACCACCCTGTTGGTCCTTAATTTGAATGTAATTTACAATAGGTAATACATCTGGCATTCCAGGGGCGCTATAGATTAGCCAGTCTGGATGGTCCTCATTATCAACACTAGGGTCAAGCTTTACATTACCAACAAACAATCTGTCATTTAACATTTGGCTAAATTTATAATGGACTCTTACTTTAGCATCCTCAACATAGGGTTGTTGTGCGCCTGCTGTAAATCCCATATCATAAAAGTAATATGTTGCAGTATTACTTGCATATCCTTCAATGTAACTTTTAAATATTTGCACTGCTGCACTACCAAAACCCGATGTGGCGTTATTTATTAATACAGCCTTACCTAGAGTGCCTTGTATTAAATAATGATTATTTCCTTTTACTAAGAAACCACTATTGTATTGACTAGCAGAATACCTATCGGCATTGGCTATGCCATTAAACACTAATTGATTAGAGTGACAAGCACCAATCGAAACATCTAATGAGCTTACAACACTAAAATTAGTAGACTGCCCTGGGGCAGCAAGTCCTTTTATAATTACTATAACACATTCTTCATCAAAAAAATCTACAGGGTTATGACCTGTTGATACGTCATTATCAACCGTGACTGTATTTATTATACCGTTTTGTAAATTAGAAACAAATGTACTGTCTGTTGATGGCGTGCTAGTCACATTTTGAGATGTCCCACTATTTGATTGTTTTGCAAAAATAGGAAAACCTTTAATTAGTACACTACCTGCATCTACACTTTCATTGACAAGCGATTCTGACTTTTTACAAACATAATAAAATATAGACACAACAGTGCTACCAGCAGTACCAATACTACCACAATCAAATGTTGCAAATGTTCCACCAGACCCAGTTAAACTAGCTGAATCATCTATAAAAGAATCAGAATAAACAGCCTCAATGCCTTTTTTATAATTTGTTGTACTGGGTAGTACATTATCATTTTCGGTTTTTGTATTAATTGGTATGGTTCCAATATGAAAATATGTACCACTATTAGAAGTTTCTCGATATACTTTTATAGCAGTCATTCTAGGATTAAATCCATATGTTTTATTAGGTGCCGTCCCAGAAACCGAAGCAGATAACGTAAACTTAATTTGGTTCATTCTACTAGTAGCAGTAGTAGTAATTGACTTACTCGCAGTATCTAATGGCAACTCCTGAATACCATCATATACTGGACTTAACTTGTATGAATTTGTTTGATTATTGGTCATGTCAAAACCAGATGCAGATGCGGACTCTGCTAGAGATACAAAATTAATATTTGAAGATTGAGGAAGTAATGCATCCTGAAACACAAACTCATCTACACTATAACTACCACTAAAGAAATTTCTACTAATATGCTGTAATATTTTTGGACCATGATTTAAGTTATTAGGTGCCATTCTAAATTCGGTCCCATGGTCCTGTAGGTCAAAATCATTTGGGATATTAGAACTGTATGCACTACTACTTAAATCGGTTGGAGTGACTCCACCTAATATATTAGATGGTGTAAATACTAACTTTTTTAGATAAGGGTTATATCCAATCCATTTATCATCAATGGATGTACCATTGATTTTCAAATTACTAGGAGACCAATACTTAGCATCAGAAAAGGCTAGACTGTTTATAGTTACAGTACTACTTCTTCCAGGACGTTTAACCAGTCTACCTGGTTGGTCTATTAAGAAGTTTTGATTTGTGACAGAATACTTATCCCCTAAATCATTAGGGTCTGCATTGGTTGCTATTCCACCACTAAATGAATTGATTTCTATGTTCATTAATAAACGCCACTACCAACCCTATCTGCCACATAGGACATACCACCAACATCTGCATTTGCAACTGTTGACCTAGCCTTTTCCCTATTAGCCAAATAGACACTGTAATGATTCTGATATTCTTTTCCATTCCCAATATCCTGATGAATCATTGCCTTTGCATAATCAACAAGCAGGTAATGATATACATCTGGTATAATGGGTTTGGTTTCGGTGTAAGTATACTGACTGCTATTAACTGTGGCGATACCACCAAGTCCTAAATCATTCCAAGTAGTTAAAATGCTATCCCAGTTATTAGAGTATTGGTTTTCATAAAATGTTGTCTCATCGCCAGTACTAAAAAAATCTTCATTGTCAGTTGTGAATCCATTCGTAAGACCAGATATGATAAGAATACCAGCTTTAGGCTCAAAATGGTCTGCTCTTTCTACGGTAGCCACTGAACTTGTGGACGTTATTCCATAGGTGGTTGCTCTTGACTTGATAGTATTACCTGCTCTAAAATATTCTGATTTAAGATTATCAAATCTTAATTTTTTCATTCCAGTCTTTATTCTTAGACTAGTAGGTACTGCAACATAAGTAAGCGTTAAAACGCCTGCCTGAGAGGGTCTAGGAACTAGATGAAGTCTTCTATCCTCTAAATAATATTCGCAAGGTGTACCCTTGTTAAAGAGGTTTGTATCTGTATCTTGGTTATAAAGGTAAGCATTACTAGTACGTTGCGATAAGTAATCCCCTCTAAATATCGGAGAGTCTACCATTTCTACAAAATCATCAGGTAACTCTACATAAGTTTTATTCGGACTAATGTATATGTTAAATTTTCTTACATAACACTTTGTATATAATGAAAAATCTTCTTGAGCTTCATCTAAATATTTTCCAACCCTAGTGTCTAATTGACCTGTCCTTCCTTCAAATGGGACCAATGCCCTATCCATTAAATTAGCCCAGGTCATGCTCCCACCTCTGTTGGTTTCTCAGTTTCATATCTGGAGTTCAATACTTGTATTTGATTCATACCCGATTCTCTTGCAGCCTGACTTCTTGTTGCATTGTTGTCCATTCTCCATAATTCAGCCTCAGCCAAATCAACTACCATATCATGCAAGGATGCATTCAAGATACAATTCGCACTACTTGTGATATCTGTAGGTTCTTTTAAATAATAGACCACTAGACCTGTCATTGCGGTCATTGGCCTGATGTATAATAATCCAGCCCATACCCAAGATACTGGATTGGCACTGTCATGACTTAAATATGAATTCTCTAATTTCTTAACATCTTGAAAAGGAATCATTACTGTAAATATTGGTGCACCACTACTGTAGGCTATCTCTACATTTCTTATACTATTTCGAATAGGAATGTTTGCTGTTTGATTGGTAGCTCCACCACCCAATGTCACATATCCATTATTTATGGCAGTGTTGTTGGTGGTAAGAGAATCACGCACCTCTAATTCTGTTAGGTAGTGTTCATTAAGAAAACTAGCAACCGTTCTCTGGGCCACATTTAAGGCACTGAGTTTAGTTGCTGATGTAAAGTTTACTTCCCCTGCATCTTCCATGCGTAGGCCAAGTAAGGTTGTCATTTCTGTTGAGGTCATATTCCTTCAACGGTTCCCCGACTCGTTAGAATCGGGGATTGACCGTATCTCATTTTATTCAGTTATAAGTCGGTTAAGAACCGAGGCTTATGATTCGACAGTACCTATTATTACCCAAGTCACAGAAGCTGCTGCTGCTGATGTCTTGGTATAGGTCTTGCCAGCGGCAGTATCAATGTATAGCGAACCTTTAGGGCTTGCCTTCATATCACCACTTGCGCCATCTGTTGGTGCGCCAGTACCTGTTGCGAAATGGACATTCCCCATTCGCATGACTGCTACGCCACCAACTTCCTCATTAACCATTGCTATTCCAACTTTATCTACACTTGTTTGTGCTATTGCCATTCAAACCTCCTATTAGTATGCAGTTGGTCCGCCTGTCAACTTCCCAAGCATTCTTGGGTTTGAACAGGTCAAAGCACCTAACCAAAGGATATGTGCTACGGATGCATCTTGGTTAACAGGTTTATTGAACCCCTGGAAGGCAAAGTTTCTTGAGCCATGATGTCTGAACTTCAGATATTTGGTGTTCAAGAAATACATTTCGCCAGGAGGGCAATGGTCATCAACAACAATTGGAGTACCACGATACAACAGATTGGTAAAACCAGCATCTGCTAAAGATTCACTAGATGCACCAAAACGCTTTTGTGCAGATAATGATTCTTCATAGCAGTCAAATATAATCTGACTGGTCACGATGAGGTCTGGTTTGTCGTTGTCAACAGTACAAGCACCGTACATTTCTCTGATTTCACGGCCAATTGTATTAGCCCCAGAAGCACCTGATACTGTTGTATATGAAGATGAACCAAATGCAGCAGCATTAGCCTGCCACCATGAGTAGTTTGACCTGTTGATACCACCAATAGTTGATGAGGTATCGATTATCTTTTGAAGTCCTAAGAAGCCAGACGAGCTGGCTCCAGAGGTTGAGACAGAACTTCCATCGTTATCGGAGTACAACTGAGTTCCAAAAAGGTCTTTCAATGATTTCTCTGCATTTTTAACCTTTGCAGAAATCAAATCAATAACCCTTTCAGACCCACTATTTAACGCTTCTTCACGGCCACTATATGTAATGGATGCGTGACACTGAACCCAATCGTATGAAGCATCTGTGAACAACTCTTGTGGAGTTGTATCAAGAACATCATAACCATTGTAGAATCCTTTGGAACCACTCTTCGCATATTCGATAGGCTGAAGAACTTTGTTACCAGAGGCTACAGGTTCAGAGTTTTTTAACATCTTGAATGTCAAGATATTAGAGTTAAATATGTTGTCTACGAGAACAGGAATGAACTTGTCACGAGTTACAGCCGTTAAGCTATCGTAATTAAGTGCCATTTTTTATTCCTTTTTTTACTTCTAGGTTTTCTACTATTCGTAGAAATTGTAGTTTTTAAGCGCATCCTGCCGAGCATCCTTATAATTTTCTGATTTAGTAATTGGCTCTGTATGTTGGCCCTTTACTGCACCGTCCGTCTCAGGTATACTCTTCATTGCTTTTGCGCTTCTCGCTCGATTTACTGCGGTTTTAAAAGCACTATCCTCAGATGCTGCATGATAGGTTAAAACAAATGCATCCTCTAAACCCTTGTAACCAGTAAAGCCTTTTTCAATGGCCGTGCCTATGACTCGGTCCATCATTTCCTGGTCAACTAGTTCGGGATGTTCTTGCTTGAGACTTTCAAGGTCGGCAGATACTTGCTTTTCGGCTTCTACTTCAAGTGATTCTTGCTCTTGCACCTTGGTTATCTCGTTTAACCTTTCTTCCAACTCCTGGATTCTCTTATCTGAATCCTTTGTGTCCTGTATTGGTTCTTCTTCCGCTGAAACTTCATTAGTAGAGAATATCGGATGGTCCTCATCCAATACATCCTTTAAAGCCTCCATGGCATCTTCATTTTCCCTTAATTTGCCCCAAGCTTTCTGTTCTTCAACAAAGGTCTTACGTTCTGCTGACAGGGCTTGTGACTTTTCGGTGTTAGTCTTTTGCCATTCGGTTTTATTATTAAACGCTTCAAGTGCTTCTTGGATTGTATCCAAGTCGTACTCTTTACCATCTAATTCAAAGGACTCTACCTCTGATGTTTCCATTTGTGATTCATTTTCAGTAACCGATTGGTCCTTCTCTAAGACTTCAGATTCCTGGGGCTGAGATTCAACACCCTCTGTATTTTGCTCCATAGGTTGACTAGACTCAACACCCATTAAGGTATTAGCCTCATCTTGAGAAAGTGTTACACCAGAATAACTGGTGAGTACTTCATCTGACATTTATAGTCTCCTGTGTTATTAAAATCTTTTATTAGTTGGCATTAGTATCCAACCGCTTAATGTGCTTATTGTGGCCACATAGATGTTTTTATAGGTTTGGTCATTGTTTTTTCTTTTTCTTTTTCTTTTTCTTTAAAGCTTTACTGTATGCTTTTACTTTACTGCTATAACCCATAATTACTTACCTACTTGTTTCATTGCGGTTTTATGTGCCTTGTCAAAGGTCATGCCTTTATTTATAAGCACCTTCATAAGTTTCATATGCTTAGGCGAATGATGTTTACGATGCTTTTTTAACACCTCTGTATATTTTTCTTTATTATGCATTTCTTTTTTTCTTTTTCTTTAAAGCTTTTTTATATGCATCTTTTTTACTTGTTTGAGATTCTTTTAACGCTTTTGCAGTAGGTCTACCTTTTTCACCTGGCTTTCTCATTCTTTCGCCACTACCAGTTTTTATTCTTTTTCTTTTGGCGTGTATGTTATCCCACAAACCTTTTTTCTTAGGCACAACGACATCTCCATTTCTTTAATGCTAAATTGATTCTACTATTTGGGTCGTTCTTTGTTTTCGCCCCAGTAAGCCTTTTTTTCATACCGCACATCCTTGCACAAAAACTGGACCTTCTAGCCTTAGCCTTACCTTTAGGATTCTTCTTTGTTACAGGTGCTTTTAGGTTGCCTCCTGTAGCACTATTATAACTAGCCCGACCCTTTGCATTCAGACCACCACTCTTAGACTGGCCTTCTTTCTTGGTCCAAGTTTGACTCATTATCCTTCACCTGGTGGTTGTTGTTGCATTTGACTCATCATTTGAGGGTTTTGTTGTAATTGTTGGAATATCTCATCCTCAGACATCCCCTCGAATTGTTCTGGACCCATCTGTTGCTGTTCCCTCTGTTGCCTCATCTGACTAATAAGTCTTTCCACCCCAGGTAGCTGCATATTTTCTAATATATATTCTGGGTCCTGAATCAATCCAGCTTGGACCAAAGATAATATCTTTTCTTCTATATAGGCCCTATTGTCTGGCATCATGGAGCCAACCCTTGCACGAACCATTGTATCTACTTCATTGAATTCCATTCCAATGTATCTTAGTTCTGCCGTTTCACCAGTAGAGGTCTTGGTTTCTAGAATATGCATTTTTTCACCCATATTCTTTATCATTGCAATCCACATTTGACCAAGTATCTGCATTGCTGCATCCAATTGGCGTGCCTTAAAATCTATTTTATTGGTTGCTGCACTCCGATAGACCTGTGCCTGTACACCACTTGTAACATTAGGCTCTTGTTTACCCATTGTGGACCTAGTAACTCCTGATACGGTCTCAAACATATCTACCATCAATTGGTAGAAGTTGAATACATATCCTGGCATAGATGATGGTTGTTGCATAGATACAGTTCCAGGTCCCCTTTTGCGAATCACCGCACCAGGTTTATTATTGATTTGGTCTTGCACATCAGCAGTTTCATCAACCAACCACATTGGGTTTGCCATAAGATGAATGTTATCCATCACTTGAGATGCAATTCTATCCAATGCTAGGTTAATACTCTTTAATCGTTTGGGTTCTGGTTTACCCCAAAATGAATGAGCGCTTCCACCATTTTTCATAACAACAAATGGGAAAGGATAGGGACAACGGTTCATTTGGTCCAAGAATTGATACTTTGACGGCCCATCGTATAGTATGACATCGTTTGCCATGCATACCTTTCGAATTCCCCCAGGATACTTTGGTTTGCCAACCTTATCTTCTTCGTTTGTGTATTCGACACTTCCGTCTCTCATCCACACTTCTATCAAGAGGGCTCGGTCTTCCAAGTTCTGCATAGCCTCAGATTCGCCTTCATAGTAATTAGTTTCTTGCCCTTGCGTATCGGTTACCTGAACTAAGCCTCTGTCACCTTGTTTCACATCGGTTATTTTAAGCGCTTCGTATTCATTTAGTTTTCCCATAGACTTGACAAATTTGCCCTTCTCTGGGAAAAGTTTTTGTATTTCATATAAAGGTCTAGGTGCCATATGAATAACGTATTGTGCATTTTCCATTTTGGTTGCACTAGGATTGATATAAAAAGAAAAAGGGTCTACAATATCGCAATCTGGTAAATCATCATGCATATTCCAATTTAGTTTTACAATTCCAGTCCCATAGACCAAATAATCTGTTAACCATTCTGGTACCAACGTGGCCATATCTCGCATATACCATAAATCATCTAACTGTGCTTGCAGCGTATTGGCCATATATCTTGATTCGTCATCAGAGCCAACAGGAATAACGTCAATTTTTGGTGGTTTAGCTGACATAATCGGTATTTGGGTGTCAATGACATTGGCAATCATGTCCAATGTCAATTGATTTTTGTATTCTGGCATATTCATTCCAGACCAATGTTCACCCATATATAATTTTTCTGACTCTCTCCAAACTTCGGATGTGTTTTTTCTTGCCCTCTTGGACATCTCAACCATAGCCTTGATTCTTTTTACTAATTCTAATTCTTTACCAACTGGTTGGTATGTATTCTTTGTTTCGGCCATCAATTACCTTGTTTTGTGTTAAATCCAGTCACCATTATATCGCTAATGGTTGTCATAATGTCTAGATATGCAATCCTTGTGTCAGGAGTCATCTTTTTTATTTCATCGTCATTTTCTATTTCAAGCTTTATCCAAACGCCCTTCTCCATATCAAATCTCTCTATCACCCTCTTAGTCCTGGAGTGTCTGTCTTGTTCGCTTCGAACTTCTGCATCAGTTTCATTATCCATGGTTTAGCCTCATCTTGCTGTGGGTTCCCAATATGAAATAAAGCGTATCTTGTAGAATCAGCCAAATGGTCTGGTCCCTTAGTATCCAAATCCTCTGGCCTTCGCAGGTCATGCACCAGCATGGGAATCGTCTCAATAAATTTATTACAGGTTTTAAATACATGAAATTTCGGAGGATTTTCATCGTCCCACTTTAAATACTCTCGCAAAAGGTTCCAACCTGATAACCTGTTATTGTTGGCTTTTATGGTGTTTATTCCATTTTTTCTAAGGATATCTGCTATAGCCATATGAGAACCAGCGACTCCATCGGACCTATTTGTGTTCTGGGGGTTACGAATCCACATACTAGGGTCTCCTAATGTGGCCTGGTACTCTTCTCCCTCAGATAAAGCATTGATAGCATCGATATGACCAGTGAGTTCCAATTCGGACACATAATAATCACGGTACATATAGACTTCTTTCTTAGGAGATACAGCTAACCAACTCACAGCAAAAGGTGCCTTAAACCCATAATCAATCCCCCTATACCGATACCAATTACTAGGAATCTTAAATGGTTCACATACATGAACATCGTATCTCCAGGAATTAAAATATTGGCCATAGTACACATCCCAGTCACCATCCAGCCATGCACGCCTTAATTCATCTGGTAGACCCTTTAACATTTCCATATATCCAGGGTCCTCTTCCATTAAGGTGGGATTGTCATGTATTTTACTAGGGATAAATATCCTGGTCCTACTTGTCACTGGGTCATAATAGGTCTTTTCCCTGTCGTTATCCACGAATCTCTTTTTAAACCAATTATGTCCTGGTCCACCAGGATTACAGGTCAAGAATATTTGAGGCTTTAGACCTATGGTGCTTCTACAACTAGAGATTAACTTTAAGTAATCTTCCTCATCTCCTATCAGTGTAGCCTCTTCAATGCCCATTTTTTGGTATTCGTGACCCTGATATTTCTGGTATGCCTGTTTATCCATCAGGTGTCCAGTTCTTATAATGGCACCAGTTGGGAATCTAAATTCTGCTGGATTACCAACCACCTCAACATCCATATATTTATACATTTGGGTCGCCCTGTCGATATAATCCCTTAAGTCATCGTAGTTCCTACGAATAATCAAACCCCGAAATTCTGGGTTGTTTATATATTCGGGGTCTATCATCCAGGCCATTAAACAGCTAGATTTTCCACCCCCCCTGGAGCCACCAAAGGCAATTTCAAATTCTTGTCGTGAAAGTGCAAATGCTTGTCTAGGATGTGGTGACCAGTGAGTTTCCATTAGTACCCCCAGTAGGTGCCTTTCTTATACTTGGTTTGTTCGTATTTGGTCATATTTTTCCAGCATTTAGGCAAGCTATCTACCTTAGTGTCCGACCCTGTAGCTAGCCCACAATGGGTATGGTCTTTTACCTTAGTAGCAAAAGCGCACATTCGTCTACTTGTCTTTGAACAAGGGTCAAACATCGGGGTATTGTATATTGACCAGGTTTAATCCTATTACATTGTAGACTATCCAGTCTTCGCTCTCACCCTCTGTCATTCCAGTGGTTTGGAAATATTCTAATAATTTCATATATGAATAGGTCAGTCTATTGTCCTGGAGTCCCACTATGCATTTATCCATCTCAGGCGGTTCAAGAATTGGTATATCATCCTCCAATTCGGCCCTATCAAAAACTTTTTTCATAACCTACCTAGGAGTCCCCATGGTATAGAGGACAGATGGGACCCGAGGAGAGGGATGCCCCCCTCGCGATAAATAAATGTTCGCGACACCTTATAATTACTCTTCCTCATCCGAGGGTAACTCGCTCTCTAAGCGTGTCTCTACCGAGGGTGGAGGGTCAATCTGTAACCCATCTGTCACCCTATCAACAGGGACAGGTCCATCGGGGTCTGGCAAGAAAGTTTCGCTCTCAGCCTGTCTGGTTGGACTAACTAATTGAGGGTCTAGAGCCACTTTCTCAGGCAATACAATCACGCCACTAATAGACTTCTGTTCAACTTCCATCTGCATCGCTTTTAAGTCTGGGACCATCTTGGGCAGCAAGATACGCCACGCTGAAACTTGCCTCTTATCTGTGTCGTTCATCGCCACATCAAATAGCTTTTGGACCAAATCATTCCTCTGAGGATGTAGCCTTACCAAGTCCTTAACACTGGTCTTAGGCCGTCCCAGTGGATTACCAGATACTCCTTTTACGAACTGCCCTTTGTTGGTTTTCATTCCTGTTTATACCCTGTTAACTCCCTGACATTATATAAGGTGTCAATAGCATCAAACCACATAATAATACTTTAAATCATCATACTATTTGCTTATTAGGTGTCACAGTGCTACATTAGTACTAGTTAAACATACAGGACAGCGAAAATGAACACAAAAAAACATACATTAGAGTTAGCGATTTCCTTCAGTGGAGGGAAAGATTCGTGCGCTCTACTCGCTTATATTTGCGAGACATATCCAGATGTGAAGAAGCATATCATATTTGCAGATACTGGTTGGGAACACGATGATGTTGAAGAGTGGTGCCAGAGTATCGCAGCCAAGTTTGGACAGACCGTCAATGTGGTCAAGTCAGACACCAAGGACTATCTATCGATGGTCGAATCCAGAGGGATGTTCCCCAGTGCAAAGTATCGCCAGTGTACCAGTGATTTAAAGCGTGGCCCAATCCATAAATGGATTCGTAACAACTGTGGAACCAGAGTTGTACAGGCCATTGGAATCAGGGCTGAGGAATCAGTCGCCAGAAGCAAGCAGTCACCATTGAAACGTAACAAGACCCTCACTAACTCCAAGCGTACAGTTTATGACTGGTTCCCAATCTTTGACTGGACCGAAGAAGAGGTCAAGCAATACCTAGCGGACAGAGACATACCACTACATCCAGTGTATAAATACCTGCCCAGATTCAGTTGTCAGGTATGCATCTTTAACACCCCGAAAGAATTGCAAGCAATCAGAAGAAACAACCCAAATGCATTCTACAAGATTGCAGATTTAGAGAAAAGAATTGGGCATACAATGAACCCAAAAGGAACCGTCACTGAATTGGCTAATTCAGCGTTGAAAGGGTCCTCAATTAACCTAGCCAGATAAGGACAGCGAAACATGAACAAATTCACTCGATTCAATCACTCAGTATCAGCACAGGCCGTAAATAAGGTCATCCATCATCTGTTAGACAATGTCACTCCTTGGCTGCAGAATAACTGGAAGCAGAAGAAAGACGGCACTTTCTATAAGGCCCTCAATGTTTTACTTGATAGACGTATTGAAACAGGAGTGCTATCTGTTAAGGAGGAAATCTTCCGAGACTATGGAAAGCGAATCAATATTCGTGTCTGGCAAGGTTATCATTCATCAGATGTAGGACTAGAGAAAGTAGTATTCTTTGTTGATGCAACATATAGAGTGGTAGATACATCTGGCGAGAATAGTCATTCTGTTGGCTATGTAAAGAATGATTTATACGTCATTAAGGGTAAGAGACTGGCTAGTGAAGAGATTGCAGATGTTAAGAGGGACCTGTATGGAATAAGACAACCTGCAGAGGTACAGGATACCCTTTTAAAGAGAGCGGAGATATCATTGAGAATTGATGCTCTCAGGGAACAACAGCGTAAGATTGGTAGGGAGTTTGGATATATCTATTTAGATAAGTAATGATCCGTACTGATGATGGCAGGGGGTAGTCCCCCTGCCGAAACCGTAAGGTCTATGTAAACCATAAATAAAAAAAGGACAGCGAAATGAAAGTAAAAGACCTAATTAACAAGTTGTTGAAACTCAATCCAGAGTTACCAGTCTATGGATGTGTAGATGCTGAGATTCATGGTATCGAGGTAGATGACTGCCTTGAGGATAGGGTCGATATAAATCTAGTGATTGATGACAATCCTCGTAAACCAATAACCCTACAACATATCATCGAATACTTTGAAGTCGATTTAGACAATTGCCACTTGGACCAACGTGACTTATCCAAGGAGATACATAAATTGATTTCAAACCCAGAAAAAGAAATTCT